CAAATATTAAAGGAAGCACTTGTAAAAATTCAGTTGGTTCAAAGTTTGATATAAACTCTATGCTATCTCCTTGTTTTTTTAACCCTTCTCCTATACTTCCTTTGCAACCGCCTTCTGTTTCAAGTTTGTATGGTGGGTCTGTAAATACCATATCAGCCTTTTGCCCGTTCATTAGCTTTGCCACTTGGTCGCTATCCGTACTATCGCCACAAAGTAATCGGTGTTCTCCTATCTCAAATAAATCTCCTAATACTATATCGGTTTCTATTCCCCCGTCTGGAACTGCAAAGTCATCTTCCTCGGCTTCTATAACTTCGGCATCAAAGCCAGGTATATCTAACCCCCAATCTTGTAATTGATCTGCATCCCAGTTATTAGCTAAGTCGTTCCAATCCCATTCGCCATAGCCTACGTTGTCTTTAACTATAAATTCCTTTTGCTGCTGCTCGGTTAGTTCACTTGCTTTAATGATTGGTATCTCTTTAAGTCCTGCTTCCTTACAAGCCTTAAGTCGCATATTGCCACCAAGCACAATCATATCGTCATTAACTACAATAGGTCTAAGGTTTAGCATTTGTGGGAACTCGTTAATTGACTTTACGAGCTTTGCAAACTTATCGTCTTTAATTATTCTCGGGTTGTTTGGGTTTGCTTTTACTGTGTTGATTGGTACGTTTTGTATCATAATATTCCGTTAATTATATCGTTTGCTTCGTCTATTGCATCTTCTTGGTCTAAGTAAGTATCTACGTCTGCTATGTGTTTGTTGATTAAAGTTTCTGCCATTGCATAGGTGTAGTGTCCTATGGTAGTCATATCGTCTCCGTTTTTACCTGTTTTGCATACTGCAAGGAAGTAAGCTTTGTGGGTTAGGAGAAGCCATATAGCATTTAGCTTTCTCATCTACCTTGACCTTTGTAATCTTTAGGTCTTGGGTTATGCTTGTTAAAGGACTTCTTTGCAGAGCCTCTTTTGCGTTTGCCAAAGCTAACTTTGTTATTGTTCTCTTTAATCTTTGCCATTATGCGTATATAAAATTAGTATTGTTCTTTAATTCGTTTGCTAATCTTTTTTGTAAATAATCTTCGTTCTTATTAATTGTTTCGGCTGCTTCTTTTATAGTATAATAATAAATATGCGTTTGAGTATTTAATATCAGCCTACCATTTCTACCGCCAATACAAGAATGATATATATTTTCTTTTTGAGTGCAAAATTCTAAATTTTCTAATTTATTATTAGACCTATTAAAATCTTTATGATTAACAACTAAATAAGTATTTACTCCAAAAAATGTTTCTGCTACTAATCTATGTAAAAAATACTGCTTTCTTTTTATATGTGTAAAGTTAATGCACAAATATCCGTCTTTTCTTTTTATAGGGGTCAATAACTTTTCAGGTATTAATCTTTTGTTTTTACCAATTTTAACTTCTCTCGGTAATGATTTTACATTACCTAAATTGCTTACTTGGTATACTCCTTCATAACCTTTAATATCTTTCCAGATTTCCATTTGGTATATTTTTTAAGTGTATTTCCATTATCTCTTCCTTAGTCCACCTATTCTTAAAGTCATAATCGTAATGACAGTTTCGACACATTGCGCATAAATTGGTAATATGGTCTTGCTCCTCTTTTCTCTTGCTACCAAACTTTGATCTTGCAACTATGTGCGCTATGTCTACCGCTTGTGAGCCACACACTTCGCAAGGAATGAAGTCCGTTTTTTTATACCCCATTCCCTGCAAATAAATTTGTGTGTGTTTCTGCATACTTTCCCCATTAAATTTTCCGTTAGTTAATAATAAAAATTTAAGTATGCAAATTATTTTCCGTCTATTTCTTTTAGCTTATTAATACTCCACTCAATCCCGCTCGTTCCGCCCCAAGCATCCCACATCAAACCGCCACAACCTTCGCTATAAGGAACGTCTTTATGTTGTTGGTGTCTTTTAAAGGAAGCCATACGGGCAATTGTATCTCTACTAATCGGCTCACGATTTGCTAATTGATTTGCTCTTGCTTTCCCTGTTGCTTCTCCGCAAGAACCCCACCCGTGTTCCTCTACCCACTTCAAAGCTCTCTTTGCGTTGTTAGTAGCTGACTCAGGATAGTCGGTATAGCTTTCGGCAAACTTGCCACCTGCAAGAATAGCCTTCCAAACTTGCATTGCTTTTTCCTCGGTATCGTAAACGCAACCGCCGTTACCTATTTTCCATTTTCCTGAACTGCATTGTGTTACTGGCATAGTTTACTATAAATATACTTTCGGTCTAAATTTATCTCGTCAAAGTTATACTTCTTTTGGCAGAACTCAAATAACTTATGTCCGCTTTCCTTTCGCATATCCGCATCGCTTACTAAATCTTTAATATGTTTATACCAATCCTTTTGACTTTTAACATAATGCACGGGCATATCAAGGTAAGGATTAACGTAGCTAACTATGGCAGGGTTCTTTTTAGCAGCCGTTTCTAATACCTTTAAATTTGACTTCATAGCGTTGAACTTGTTATCTACCAATGGGATAACTGAAATATCGCTATCAGTGTATGCCCCCATATATTCTGTAACCTTTGCATAGTTATAGATTGTCGGGTTAAGCTTTAGTCCGCAAGTGAAGGCATCAATCATTTTATCCCATATAGGTTTTTCTCCGTCATTGTAACCTGCTATTACAGTTCTTATGTTCATACCTTGTAGCCTTTTGAACGGCTGCCTAAGTATTTCTAAATCCCTTTCGTGCGTTCCGCTTCCGCTCCAGAACAATCTTACTTTGTAATCTTCGGTCTTGTTATCCTGGAACTGCTCTTGCCCGTAAGGTAATGCGTTTGGTAAGATGTGAACGTTCTTATTAAATGGGGTTATCTCTCCTGCTAACCTTTCGTGTGTGCAGGTGCAAAGGTCTGCAATCTCTAAGTAATCAGTAATCTGTTTACCTATGTTATTGTATTTGTATCGGTAATATAAAAGATGTGTTTCGCTAAGTTCCCAGTAATCGTCATTGTCTACTACTAACTTGAAGCCATACTTAGTGCGCCAAGTGTCCATTTGCTTTGCATCTATTTCGTTAAGCATTCTATTCATAAGCACAATATCCCAACCTTGTTCAAGTAGTTCGTCATTCAATACATCGGTAATAAGTGCGTACTCTTTTTCTAAGTGTACTATTGGCATCATTATTCGGTGCAGTCCTACTCCGCTATTAGCTGAAGTTATACAAAGTATTCGCATCTTATATTCTTTTGGTTGTGATAGATGTCTTGGTATTTTTCCCAAACGCTTTGCGCCCGTGCTAAGCTTTCGTCTTTCATTCGTCTATATTCCGTTCCGTTGCCAACATCGTGTCCTATATGTTCCGACCTCATATCTGGCAAGTAGTAATTAGTAAAACCTGTAATAGTTGCACGTTCCCCGTAATCTGCATCTTGCATTCCGTATGGGTCATACTCGGTATTGTAACCACCTATCGTGTCTATAAGTTCACGAGTAATAAAGTTATCTCCAAAAGGTGTGTGCGTTTTATGTACCCCGTCTACAATGGGTGGTAATGCTTCTACGCAATGTATACCAATAATGCCAGTTTTTGACACACGTTGAGAAAACATAACCCATTTTGACAACCAATTCTCAGGCAGTAAAATGTCATTAGCTAATAAACAAACCGCATCATAATTAGTAGTAAGCCTAAGTCCTGCGTTTACTCCTGCTGCTATGCCTCGTTTTTCTTTTGACAAGTCATAACCTACAAACGGATAGTTAAATGTTTCGTGCGTGTCGCTGCCGTTATCTATTAAGAAGCAGTCCGCATTGTAACCAGAGTTAAAAAAGTTTTGATTAATTACACGCTGCGTTAAATCGTGTCGGTTTTGTGTAAGTAATAAAATAGCTACTTTCATTATCTTATGTTTGAGCCGATTTCTCGTGCAGGAACTCCTGCGTATTTAGTATTAGGTTTTGCATCTCCTTTTACAAAAGCACTTGCACCTATCATACAATTTTCTCCTACGTTTGCAAATTGATGTAATACTGCGTTTAGTCCTATATTAGCACCTTGATCTATAATTGAATGCCCACCTATTTTTGCTCCGCAGCTTATAGTAACATTGTCTAAGATTGTACAATCGTGTCCGATGTGTGCGTGTTTCATTATGAAACAATTATTACCAATGAAGGTGTCAATCTCCGTTCCTGCGTCTATTGTTACAAGTCCTGTAATAACATTGTTGTCGCCTATGTATACTTTGCCTTTTTCTTTTTGCCAGAACTTTTTATGCTCGGCTTTGTCGCCTATAATACAATAAGCACCAATGTAGTTGCCATCTCCGATAATTACGTTATCGCCAATTATAGCGGTAGGGTGGATAAAGTTAGCCATTCTTTTTTTTATTTTTAGGTTTAGGTTGTTCTTCGTACCAAGTGTATAATCGTTTAATCATATCGAAAATACAATTACCGCACCATACTGTTAAGATAAAATCTGCACTCATATACTTGCGATAAATATGCTCATACATTTTTAAGATGTCTAAATCTATATTACGCACATAGCCATTTTGGACAGTGTGCCAATTACCAACGTGGTCATCTAAAAATTTGCGGTGTTCTATTTCCATAAGTTCCACATAAGTTTTGAAAGTAAAGGCGCTAACACTCCTGGAATAAATACAAACGCAATAACATCGGTACATATTTCAGGTAGTAAATATAAAGCCAATCCACTCCAAGCTGCTAAACAACTCGTGCAACTAAAAGGCTTAAAATCTAATTTCCACTTCCTATGAAATTGGTGTATCTCTACAAAGAATATTGCAAAGCATATCGCTGCTATAATTATCATTTGCGTAGTTGTTTTTTAAGTTCTCTTTTAGTTAGTTTTAACTCCCTATGGATCGACATATACGGAATACCAGTTACCCTGCTTAGTTCTTTAGCGTTGCAGTTGTGCTTAATTGCATAAACTCGTAATAGTTCCGCTTTGTACCAGTGCATCTTGGATAACTCATCTTCTACTTTGTTAAGTAAATCTTCGTCTCTATCGTGAACAATTAATTCTACTTCTAAAGGTTTGCGGTATGTCCTATAAAATTGGCTCGTGTTACTTTGCATCATATTAATCATTGTTCTAACCAAATAGAACT